TGCGCCCTGTGGTTGCAGACCTTGTTGCAGAAGCGACTGGTTGGGCGATCTTAGCGCTTCTAGTTGTCTGATCCGAGCCTTCAAAAGACTCAGGAAACTTGTTTTTTACTCTACTTGTTAACTCATTATAGTAATCATCTGATTCCGTGTCAAATCCTTCTGCAACTAAACCGCGATGTATTCTTTGCGCGTAGTCTGTCATATCTGGATCTTTTTGAAACCAAGTATTTTCACTAGCCCAATCAATTGCCTTTTGAGATGGCTGTGGTCTTGTTGCTTGTGGTTGTACTGCTGGTTGAGTTTCTAATTCTTTTTGATAAGCTTCGTACTCTTGTTCTTTTTTAGATTTTGTTACTCTAATTCTTTCAGCTTCAAGATCTAATTTAGTTAAAGCTTGTCTAGCTTCTTCTTCTTTTGTGTAGTCACCAGATTCTCTTGCAGTAATTAAGTTTTGACGAGCTAAGTCCGATGCCATTTTATTTCTAACTTCGCTCTCTGACATGTAACCTTTATCAATGTCATAGGCTTTGGTCTTTGCGTCTGTTAGCTCTTTTTGAACGTTCTGAGCATATTGTAAAGCGGCTTCTCTTTCTCTTTCAGCCTCT